AACTGACCGATTACCCCTCTCACGGCGAAGCAATGATCCGATTCTGCGAGGAAATCGGCTTCGAACTGCTTCCTTGGCAACAATGGCTTGCTCATCACTCGCTGAAATACAAACCCGATGGCCGATGGGCTCACCCAGTCGTTACCTTGTTATGCGCTCGGCAACAGGGTAAATCTACATTTATGGCTCTTCAAATTTTGTTTAGAATTTACGTCCTGAAGGAAAAGCTTCAAGTCCATACAGCTCACAAGCTGACGACTTCGGCAGAATTGTTCTATAAGATTTACGGCATCATCGAGCAGACTCCCCGACTAGCCGCCGAGTTCACTAAGAAGCTAGAGAGTAAAGGATTTCAAGAACTTCAGTTCACCGAAGGCCGACGTTATATCGTCCGAGCCAATAACTCAGCCGGTCGAGGAATTGCCGCCCCTGAAACTATCCACTTAGACGAAGCTCGCGAATATAAAGACGAAGATGTCTGGTCAGCCTTGCGCTATACCCAAATGGCGAGCCCGAATCCTCAGATATGGGTTTATTCGAACGCTGGCGATCAGCATTCAATAGTCTTGAACAAGTTACGCGAAAGAGCGTTAGCCGCAATTCACGGCGGCTCGGATGACATTGGCTGGTTCGAATGGTCTGCGCCTCACGGCATAAAGTTCGATAATTCACCGGACTTTTGGCTAGGTGTGTGCCAAGCTAATCCGTCACTTGGCTACACAGTCCATCCCGATAACATTCGAGCGGTCTTATCAGACCCCGAAGACATTGTGCGCACAGAGGTTTTATGCCAATGGGTCGATACCATCAACCCAGTTATCAATGCTTCACAATGGGACGCTTGTAAAGTTGAGGGACTTCGACTCAACCCTGAGTCCGATACTTGGCTCGCTATCGATCTCAGCCCTGACCGCAAGCAAGCCGCCTTAGTTGCGAGCCAGAAACTTGAAGGCGACCAGTTCCAAGTCATTCTTCTTCAGACTTGGCATAATCCGCAGAGCTTGGACGATAAGGCCTTGGCTAATGACCTAGCCGAATGGTTTAGAAAGTATCCAGTCCAACTTGTGGCTTACTCAGCTCGGACGGCGTCAGCGGTAGCGGCTAGATTGGCTGCTGCTGGAATTAGGACTGAGCCCATCGATGGTCTAGATTACGCGCAAAGCTGTGATGAACTCCTAGGCGCAATTTCATCTCAGCGGTTAGCCCACTCGGGACAGGACGAGCTAACTAAACAATGCCTATCCGCTGTCAAGCTACCTTATGGGGATGGCGGATGGGTAATGGGTCGAAAAGTTAGCAATGCGGTTATCTGTGGAGCTATTGCTTCGGCGATGGCGACTCACTTCGCCACTAAGTCCAACGATGGCGTCGATATTGTGATTATGTAGCATACAGGCTTTACAATTTAGGCAAATGGGTGCTATCAGAGACTTTCTATTTCCACAAGTAACTGCCGCAAAACCTGAAAAGGTGAGCGACGTTACCGCCGCACTAAGTCCGGTACAAATTGCCGATTCTGTATACAACATTTTAGGCGGCGCAACAAATACCACTCGCCAATTGGCTATGAGCGTCCCATCTGTCGCGAGGGCTCGCAACATTATTTGCGGAACTATTGGCTCATTACCTTTGACAACTTTCAATCGGATTACTGGCCAATATGTAGATCCGCACCGCGTTATCAATCAGCCTGACCCTCGCGTTGCTGGATTCGTAATCTATAACTGGCTTGCTGAGGATATTTGGATGTATGGCGTCGGTTATGGCCAAGTTCTAGAAATGTATTCAACAACAGATGGCGGCCGCGTCAGAGCTTGGACTCGAATCGCACCTGATCGCATTACAGTTGATACAAATTACAAAAACACAGAAATTACCGGATACAAGGTTGATGGCATTGCAGTTCCCATTTCTGGCGTCGGTTCCATTATTCGATTCGATGGCCCAGATGAAGGTTTATTACACCGCGCAGGTAAAACAATCGCCGCTGCTGTGTATCTAGAAAATGCTGCAGTCAATTATGCAAAAGAGCCAGTTCCAAGCACAGTCCTAAAATCCAATGGAACTAATTTGACTGCCGAAAGAATTTCAGCGTTACTTTCGAGCTGGAGAACCGCTCGCCAACAAAAATCGACAGCATTCTTGAATGCAGATGTTTCAATTGAGGCTTTAGGTTTTGATCCAAAATCGTTACAGCTCGCGGAAGCACGTCAGTATGTGGCCCTCGAACTAGCCCGCGCCTGCGGCATTCCGGCTTACTTCTTGAGCGCAGAGACGACTTCTATGACTTATTCCAATGCCGTCTCCGAACGGCGATCACTTGTTGATTTCTCTCTGCGCCCAATTCTCAAGGCGATTGAGGAAAGGCTCTCACTTCCGGACTTCGTACCAAATCCGGTAATGACGCGCTTCGCACTTGACGATTTCCTTCGCGGCAACGCATTGGAACGCGCTCAAGTTTATGAAATCTTGAACCGCATTGGCGCGATGAGCGTTGAGCAAATTCAACGAGAGGAAGACCTAATCCCAAATGAAAATTAGTATGCCAATGGTCGTAACTGCGGCCGATACTGTAAAGCGCACAATTAGCGGAACTATTGTGACTTGGAACGAACAAGGTAACACCTCAGTCGGCCCAACTGTGTTCGCAAATGATTCAATTGAAATGAAGCCAGTCAAATTGCTATTAGAGCACGACCGCACTCGTCCTATTGGCAAAATGATGTCTCACGAAGTGACTGCAAATGGAATTGTTGCAACTTTCAAAATCGCAAACACTATGGCTGGAGAAGACGCGTTGATTGAAGCCACAGAAGGTCTTCGCGATGGTTTTAGCGTAGGCGCACAAATCAACGAATGGACAAACGTCAAAGGCGTTATGCAGATTACTTCTGCAACTCTTGATGAGGTCTCATTGGTTACAGATCCAGCAATTGATTCCGCTCGCGTTAGCGAAGTGGCTGCTTCAGAGAACGAAGCACCAAAAGAAGATTCTGCTCCGGCAACCGCTGAAGCAGACAACCCAACCGAAGGAGAACAAGTGTCAGACACTACCGTTCCAGCTCCTGCCGAAGAAACGGTAGAAGCTGCCAAGGTTTACGCGCTGCGGATGACACCACCACCAACAACGCAGGCTTGATTCCAACACCACAGCTTGCTGAAATCATCAATCCGCTTTCAAATGCAGATCGCGGTTCCATCGATGCAATCAGCCGCGGAGTTCTTCCTGCTGCTGGTATGACATTCGAAATCCCTAAAATCACAGCCGTTCCAACAGTTGCAGAAGTAGCTGAAGAAGGCGCAATTGGCGAAACTGGAATGACCAACTCATTCTTGTCAGTAGCAGTCAAGAAGTTCGCAGGCGGTCAGGAATTCTCAGTAGAACTTCTAGATCGTTCTTCACCTTTGTTCTTCGAGGAACTTGTTCGTCAAATGGAATTTGCTTATGCAAAGGAAACTGACAAGTACGTCACAAACCTCATCATTTCATCCGGACAACTCGCACCAACAGCACAAGACAACACCGCAGCTGGCCTTCTAGGTTATGTTGCTCAAGCTGCTGCTGAGGTTTATGAGAACAGCCTCGGATTTGCTCGTTCACTCGTTGTCTCTCCTGAGCAATGGGCAAACATTATGAGCTACAACGACAATGGCCGTCCTATCTACACAGCGACAGCACCTTCAAACGCTGGTGGAGCAGTAAGCCCACAGTCACTTCGCGGAAACGTTGCAGGTCTTGACCTCTATGTATCTCGCTCACTTTCTGCATTGACCTACACCACAGGTGATGGCTCAATGTTCGTCGTAAATCCAGAGTCATACACTTGGTACGAGTCACCACGATTCCAGCTCCGCGCTGACGTCATTGGTACCGGACAAGTAAAGGTTGCTTACTACGGATACGGCGCACTTGCTGTGAAAGTGGCTAACGGATCCTGCCACTTCAACAAGAACTAGGAAACTAGATAGTGACGGCCAGTCCGCTCCCGAGCTGGCCAGTCACCCCTAAGAACGAAAGGAAGGCGAGATGCCAACAATAGTCACAGCCACAGAGCTACGCACGATTCTTGGCGTCTCGTCATCCCTTTATTCAGATGCTTATTTGAACGATATTGTCGATGCTAGTGAAAATCTTGTTATCCCAATGCTTGTGACTTTTCAAAGCAAAATCAACAAAGTTAGACTTGAAGAAAATGTTGCTTACTTTGAGACCGCAACAATCCACGAATTTACTGAAGGCCAATCCGTCGTTATAACTGGGTGCGGTTCGCCTTTCAATGGCACTCACACAGTTACAAATGACGAAATTACCGATTATGTATTTACAGTCGCAATTACAAATGCTGACATATTGGAAAAGAACATTATCCCAGCCGGAAACGCTGCGCTCTCTGGACTATCGACCTATGTCGGAAATGCCAATGTTGAAGCTGCCGTTCTGGCTATCTCTGTCGAAATTTTCCAAGCCAGAACAGCCGCAGGCGGATCAATAGAAGGAATCGATTTCGCAGTAACACCTTATCGCCTATCTAAGAATCTTCTCGCAAAAGTAACTGGTCTTCTTGGCCCATACCTTGACGTTGAAGCGATGGTTGGCTGATGCCCATATCGACCGACGTTCGAGGCGCAATCAAGACCGCACTTTCAACTCTCAGCGCGAACGTCTATGACTCAGTTCCAGAAGCACCCATTGTTCCGGCTATTGTCATAGTTCCCGATTCGCCATATATGGAATTAGAAGTGTTGGGTAAAGTAACGACTCGAGTCAAATTGAATTACACAATCACCGCTTGCGTTGCTTATTTCAGCAATCCAGCCGCTCTTGATAACTTGGAGCAACTAACACTAGGTATTCTTGGCAAGCTCAATGCTTCCAAGTATGAGTTATCAGTCGTCGAAAGACCGACTGTGACTGAAGTGGGAACGACTACTTTGCTCGTTTCCGATATCCGCTTGAGCGTCCGCTACGAGCAAACCGCATAG